CGTGGCTAACGCGGGGATTCCGCTGCCGCCGTAACAAGTTCCCGCAAAAGGCCCGCGTAGCGCGGGCCGGCGTGGTATGCTGGAACCATGCAACGGGCTAACTGGATTCCGATTTGCAAGCCGGGAACCACACATTTGTTGTGCAAGTATGACCCGGCCCGCGGTCTGATCGAGATACAGGATCGCGGCATCAAGTACCTGATCGACCTGGCGCAGTACCAAGCGCCTGTCCAGCCGGTTGACCCGCCGCAACCTAAGTAACAACTGCATAGCGTAGCGCCTAAGCGCCCGACCCGAACGCGATAGCGTCTGGTCGGGCGTCTTTTTTTATCTCACGTCCAGAAAGGAACTTGCCCCCGTGCCGACCGAACTTGAGCAGGTAATTGACGACGACGCCGCGGAATTGGCCGCGCTCGCCGCGGTGCAGCGTTTGGATGACACCGAATCTGCCCCGCCCGACCCGGAACCGACAGCCGCCGCCCAGCCGCCGATAGACCGTGCGCAACCGCAGGCCAGCAGCCAACCGCCCAAACCCGCGAAGGTGGACCTGACGCAACTGCCAGAGTTTCGCACGTACCAGGCCGAGGCTGACCGCCGCTACGAAGAAGAACGTAAGCGCCGGCTGGAACTCGAACGCATGTATGAGGAAGCGCAGCAGCAGCGCAACCAGGCCGCCATCGAACAACTGACCCAGCAAGCCGCCGAAGCCGTAGACCCCCACGAGCAGCGCCAGTACATCGACCAGATTGCCGCGCTGCGCAGCCAGGAATACGTGCGCCAGATGCGCCAGTGGGACGAGTACAAGACCGCGCAGATCAAGGACCGCGGCCTGGACCCGACCGACGCCCGCTTTCAGCGCCAGTATTCACCAGGACAGGTGGGCCTCTACGAGTTTCAGCGTGACCTGGCCGAAGCGGAAAATGCGCGGCTCAAGGCTGACATGGGCAAAGCCCGGCAAGCTGCCGACCCTGCCACTATCGCGGCACTCGTCAAGGCGGAACTCGCCAAAGTGCTGCAACAGCAGGGCTTGAACACCGTGGACGTGGGTACACCGCAGGGCGACACCAACACCGAAGATGCCTGGGACCGCGATTGGGCCGCTGTCAAGGCCGGTCGCATGTCGAAGGCTGCGTTCTTGCAGAAGTGGGACACCAAGTAACGTCCCGCCAGGAGTACCTACCACATGGCTATCACGAAAACGACTGACCTCACCAACAGCGTGAAGGCAGTCTACGAGAAGAAATACTACATGATGGGGTTGAAGAACCCCGGCGTGTGGGGCCAGTTCATCAATTGGGAAAGCCCCGTTGCTGAGAGTGGCGGCGGCGGCAGTTCCTACGACTTCCCCATCTTTTCCGAACATGACCTCGCGGAAGATGCGCTGACTGAGGATGCCGATGTCACGCCGGACACCATCAACGACGGCAACGTCGTGGTCACGCCGGCCGAGTACGGCAAGGTGTTCGCCATCACCAAGAAGGCCAAGTACCAGTCGCGCGTGCGCACCGCCGAAGTCATGGGCGAGATCAGCGCCCGCAACCGCGTGCGGTCCATCGACCGCATCCTGCGCCGGTCGGCCACCGGCCGCGGCGCAACCCGCCCGACGATGACTTACCACATCGACGGCTCGGCCGCCATGTCCAGCTTGACCGCCGCGTCCGGCACGGACACCGTAACGTGGGCCTTCCTGATGGAACTGCAACAGATCGCGGCCTCGATGGACATCGAACCGTTCGACGGCGGCGGCTACAAGGCCATCGTGCATCCGGCCCTCATCTACGACCTGATGCAGCTCGCGGAATGGAAGGGCACGAACTTCCCCGCGGGCGGCGACCTGCGCGGCAACGGGCTGACCATGAAGCCGTTTGAGCTGGCGGGCATCACGTTCCTGCCGTCCAACCTGGGCCGCCTGTACCTGGGCAGCGGCACGGCTGTGCAAGCCGCGACCACGCTCAACGGCGCAGTGTCGAAGGGCGCAACGTCGGTCACGGTCACGGACGCTTCCGGCTTGGCCGTGGGCAACTACATCACCATCGGCACACTGGAAACTGAGTCGGTCAACCCCGGCAGTAATCTCGAACAGGTGATGATTACCGCCGTGGATTCGGCCACCCTGACCATCCGCGCCAACGGCAACAACGACGGTTTCGGCCTGCGCTTCAACCACGCCAGCGGCGAAAGCGTCGTGGAAGCCTACAACGTCGCGGCCATCCCGCTGATTGGCAAGAACTCGCTCATCGGCGTCTACGGGTCGGATTGCGGCGAGTACGGCGTGCCGAAGTTCCGCGACGACCTCGACCTGCTCAACCGCTTCGACTACTACGGCTGGTACTGGTACGGCGGCGTCGGGGTGGTCCAGAAGCGGGTCGTCCTCGGCAAGTGCGCCGTTTCCCGGTTCGTGCTGGGCTACAACTAAGCCGCCGGGCTGAAAGGAAGTTACTGACATGCCTACACCGCGTAGCGCCTGGGTCTATCTCGACCTCGGCACGACTATCGACGTGGCCAATACCAACAAGATCGAAATTGCCGCCGCGCCTGTGGCCGGCACGATCAAGGAAGTCTGGATCGGCATCAACACGCTGCTGACGACTTCCGGCGGCACGCTGGCGATTGCGAAGGGCAGCGCCAATGTGTTGTCATCCACGACTTACAACATCGCCGCGGGCGGCGATCTCACCGCCGCGACGCCGGAAAGCGCTACGCTGACCACCGCGGGCAGCACGCTCAAGGTGGCGGCGGGCGACCAGTTCAAGGCGACCTACGTTTTGACGACCGCGGCCTCGGGCAATGCGGCTACCGTCATCGTCGCCATCGAGCCGGACATCTGGTAGGCGGATGATCGACCGGGACTCGTTAGAGTACGAACTGCTGGCGCAGGCCGCGGCGCAAGTCGTGGCCGCGCAAGTACCCGGTCTGACGTGCGAAATCGGCGTGCGGACGGGGGGCGGGACACAAGTCATCCTCGACGCTCTGGCCCGTTCCCCGTCCTACGCCTACACGCACATCGGCATCGACCCGTGGGGGGCGCTCAACTACGACACCTCAGATGCGACCCTCTACGTGGACACCATCTACACCGACCGGATGCGGCGGCAAGCCTGCGCCGACCTGTACGCCTACGCCAACGAAGTCGGGGTGGACTTGCAACTTATCGTAATGACGGACGCCGAGTTCTTCCGGCGCTTTGCGACGGGCGTTTATCTGTACCGGCACGGGCACTCAGAACCCGTCAACCAGTATGCGCTGGTGCATTTCGACGGCCCGCACTACACGCCTCTGGTCTTGGACGAAGTGCGATTCTTTGGCCCGCGTGCGCCGTGGGGGGCGCGCTGGGTGTTCGATGACTACCCCTGGTATGACGCGGCAGCGGTGCAGGCCGAGGCCGCCCAGTACGGCTTCACGCTGGACACGCAGGGGCGCGTCAAAATGGTGCTCAGGAGGGACAACCGTTGAAACAGACGTGGCGCATGATGCTCGCCCGCTTCCCTTACGGCGGCACGGAACGCACCGAGATTGTGGATTGGGTGGCGTCCGCGGCGCTGTGGGCGCACAAGCAGCCGGACATCGAAGGCGAATTGAAGTTGTGGAAAATAGACGATACACCCATCACCATGAGCCGCAACCGGGCGGTCGAGACGGCTATCCAGCACGCCATCGACATTCTGGTGCTGATTGACTCGGACATGGCCCCGGACATCGACAAGGCGCACCCGTTCCTGCCGCACGCGTTCGACTTCATCAAGTCACGCTGGCACGAAGTCCCGACCATCATCAGTGCGCCGTACTGCACGGCCGGGCCGGACTACCTGCCCATCATGGGCCGCTGGCGCACGCACAAAGACGGCTTCGAGGTCAAAGCCGAACTGTATAACCGCGAGGAAGCCGAAGCCCTGCGCGGCATCCAGGAATGTTCTTTGCAGGGTACGGGCCTGATGGCGCTCGACATGCGCATCTTCACCGGCTTTGAACAGCGCGACGGCACGGTCGTCAAGCTGCCGCCGCCGTGGTTCTACTACGAGTACACCACCGAAAACAACGCGTGGAAGGCCAGCACTGAGGACATGGTGTTCACCCGCAACGCGACGCTGCTATTTGCCAAGCATGACATGACCATCGGGTATGTCGATTGGGACGCCTGGGCCTACCACGTCAAGACGCAGTTCGTCGGCAAGCCGCACACGCTCAACATTCGCACGGTCGCACCGTTGCACAGGGAATAACCGGATGGCTAAACGCTTACGCAGTATCCCGCCCGTCATCCCGCACTACCCGCCCGACAACGACCGCGGGGC